CATGACTGATGATGTAAAGATAACAATCAAAGATTATAAATCACACTTTGTAAATTGGCTAAAATATAACAAAGACCAAGCAAAAAACACAGGTAATTTTAAGTGGAAATGGAAAGGTCAAAGCCTTAAAACAGGTAGTGAAGATGAATTAAATAGAGATAAAAAAAACTACGACCAACCAGGGTTTGAATTTAAAATAATACAGAATGGATATTAACGGCTACGAAATAAAAGATTACAATGTATTCAAATTAGATACAAGAGCAAAGAAGTCTACATGTCCAAAGTGTAGTCATACAAGAAAAAAGAAAAGCCAAAAGTGCTTGATGTTGGATTGGGACAGGGGTCTTGGAACATGTCAACATTGTGGAGAGGTGTTACAGCTTCACACATATGAAAAAGCAAAAGACGACAACTATGTTATTCCTGTAATTGAAAAGACATATAAGCCAACAAATAATGTATTAGATTGGTTTGTTTCAAGAGGTATATCAAAAGAAACACTACAGTCTTGCGGTGTTACTGCGGGTGTTGAATATATGCCACAGGTAAGTAAAGAAGTTAAAGTTATAATGTTTAACTACATATACAACAATACGGTTGTTAATGTAAAGTATAGAGATTCACAAAAAAACTTTAAACTATATAAGGGCGCTAGAAAGATGTGTTACAATATGGATTCTATTATTGATTCTGACACTTGTATAGTAACTGAGGGTGAAATTGATTGCTTGTCTTTTGTTGAATGTGGTAGAAAGAATGTTGTTAGTGTGCCTAATGGCTTTACTGCAAACGGCCAAGTTAATTTAGATTATTTAAACGATTTCTATTATCACTTCGAGAGTAAGAAGAAGATATACATTTGTGTGGATTCAGATGAAGCAGGTGAAAACGGAAAGAAAGAATTAATAAGAAGATTCGGCTCAGAAAAAGTTTATTTATGCGACCTTAAAGACTGTAAGGATGCAAACGAATATTTACTTAAATATGGTAAGGATGCTTTGTTTAAAGTTATTGATGATGCGACGCCATGTCCAATAGAAAACGTATTAAGGGTTTCTGATATGGTTGGGGAACTTGATGATTTCTATAGAAATGGTGTAAAGAATGGCTTTAAAATAGGCTTAGATAGTTTTGATGGTATATTTTCAACATACACAAAGCAATTTATAGTTGTTACAGGTTTTCCAAGTAGCGGTAAGTCTGACTTTGTAGACCAAATGACAATAGGATACAATATGATGTATGATTGGAAAACTGCATACGCTTCAACAGAAAACTATCCACAATACCTACATGTAGATAAGTTAGTGAGGAAAATATACGGAAACACTCCAAAGTATGAAGAAACAAAGAAGAAAGATTGGAAGAAATGTGTTGAACACATTAATAAAAACTTTTTTTTTATTGACTATGAAGATGGGTTTGATTTAGATAAGGTTCTTAAAAAGGGAGAGGAATTAGTCAGAAGAGTGGGTATAAGGTGCCTTGTAATTGACCCTTACAACAAGATAAGGGATAAAAACAATTTAAACTTAAGCATTACAGACTACACAAACGCATACCTTAATAAAGTAGATACGTTTTGTAAAAAGAATGATGTGATATGCATAATTGTGGCACACCCAACTAAACCACAGAACGATAAGGGTAAGTTAATAGAGCCTACTTTTTATGATGTTAAAGGAGGTGGGGAATTTTATGACATGAGTCCGCATGGAATTCTGGTTCATAGAGATTATGAAAATGCGACAGTAAAAGTTAAAGTGCTGAAGGTTAAGTTTGCTAATCTAGGTGAAAACCAAGCACACACAGAACTTTCGTGGAATGTGAACAATGGTAGGTATACTGAGATGGACAACGGAAACGTGTCTTGGGATAACACTAATTGGATGGAGGATAAAAACAACCCTTATGAGGTTACAAAAACCTTAGATTTAGAATTTGAACAATTAAATATAAACAAATGAAAACAATTTTATTAGGAATTATGGTAACGGCTACAATTTATCACGCCGACCCCAAACAATGTAACGCCGATTATTTAACAACGGCATCACTAAAAACAATAAATTCACAATCACCTGGCTCACATAGGTGGATTGCTGTATCAAGAGACCTAGAAGAATACGGATTTGTATTCGGCGCTAAGGTTTGCGTTGAAGGAGCAGGGGATATGGATGGAGAATGGACTGTTGAGGATAGAATGAATAAGAGGTGGGTTAAAAGAATAGATTTTTTAGTGGATTACAAAATTAAAGGAGGTAAGTGGTCTAATGTGAAAATAAGATTAATAGATGACCTTAATTAGAAACAGTAAAGAAATAGTAAGGGCTATAGACTTTACAGGCGTTCAGAATGGAGCAATGCATCCTAGTGACATAGATGCTGTTTTAGAGTTTGATAATGATATATTAATTCTTATAGAGGTTAAGAAACAAGGAATAGATATACCTCTTGGACAGAGACTGTTGTTAGAAAGAATATCATCTTCATGGAGAACCAAAAAAAGTGTTGTCTTAAAAGTAGAATATGAGGATGTTTATGATGTGAACGACAATATACCATTAGACGCTTGTTACGTTACAGAATATTTTCACAGGTATCAATGGGGTAAAACAAAAAATAAATACAAATTAACATCTTTCCTAAACTATTTGGGAAGAAGATGGGATAATGAGAAATGTAAGTTTTGAAGGAAATAAACGAACAAATGTCAATATGCTTTAAAAACGGAGTAAAGGTTTACCCTGTTGTGTATGATAGAAATCATATGAAGGTAGAAGTTGATTATAATGGAAGAAAAAAACAAGGCTCTGAAACATATAATTGGAAAACAGAGCAAAAACAAATGCAAAACAAAATAATAGAAATTTATGAAGAAATTGCCAAAAGAATACAAGATAGGAGATAAGCTATATGCTTTCAATAAAAAAGAAGTAAGATTAACGTACTATGATTTTTTAAGTATGGAAGATGATGAGTTCTTAGAAAACATCGTATCAGCATTACATTTTGCTGTATATGTTTGTTGGGTAAAAGACATACCAACCGATGATTGTTTGTCAGATGAAGGAATCATTCACGAGCTAGTTCATTTACTTAAAGAAAACACAAAAAAGTATACAGACTTAGTTAAAGTTAGGAAAAATTTTAAAGAAAAATTGATTATCTAAAATATTATTAGTATATTTCCTAAAAATAAAGTTTAGGAAATGTTTGACTCAATAGTAGAATCAGTAAAAAACAAGTACACAGACAGGAGTATAAGGGGTATAGAAAAATACAACACTACTCTTGATGAAAACTCAACTGATAACTTTCTTCAGCATCTTCAAGAAGAGTTAATGGATGCAACTCTTTATATTGAAAAGCATCTTTCGGTCAAAGACCAAAAATTAGATATGGTAAAGCAATTCAATAAAACATTTTCTTTATTGACTTCAAAAAACCCTGTCTTAATATCAAAAGAAGAATCTGATTTAAGATACAATTTATTATTGGAAGAATTAAATGAATATAAAAAAGCCTCTTTTAACATGGACTTAGTTGAGGTTTCAGATGCTATAGTCGATATGATGTATGTGCTTTATGGTTTTGTGATAGCGCATGGATTGTCAGATGTTATTTTTGAAATGTTCGAAGAGGTTCATAAATCAAACATGAGTAAGCTTGAAAATGGAAAAGTTTTGAGAAGGAATGATGGTAAGGTGATGAAAGGGTCTGAGTATTTTAAACCAAACCTAAAACAATTTTTATGAAATGGAAGATGTAACAAAATTTACAGAAAAAATCCTTGGCTATAAGACTTGGAGTGACAAAAAAAAGATAGACGCAATACTTGAATATGATTGCAGTCTTTACACTAATCTTGGCTCAAACTCTAGTAAAAACGAAAGAAACGAAGCCAAAAAGAAATCAAGAGCTCTTTACAGAGCAATAAAGCAGATTGATAAATCTGACGGAGAAAAGCTTTTATGGCATATGGATAAAGAATAAAAATGGCACTATCATCTAGGCAAGCTTATCTTGAAAAAACATTTAATCGTATGCACGACAAACTAAACGACGCTTATGAACATGTTTTTGACGGAGAGTTTGAAGATGGAAA